CCTTTCTGTTTATACCCGAAAAATTGAGAAAATCAGGCCGAAAAATTGGAGTAATTTCAAATGGATGAAAACGAGAGAGAAAGGATCGTCAGAAAGTTAAAACGGCGTAAAAAGAGCCTGTCCAAAGCCAATGCGGACCCTAAAAGCATCAGAAAAGTCAGGCGAGCGATAAAGAAATTGCGGGATAAGGACTAGCATGGTTAAAGTAGAAATCAAAAAGGTAAAGCTCAACGAGATCCGCCTGAACCCGGACAACCCTAGAACCATCACGAAGCAAGCCATGGAACGTCTCGTCAAATCCCTCCAGGAATTCCCCGAAATGATGGAACTAAGGGAGATCGTGGTTGATGAGATGATGACGGTCCTCGGCGGCAACATGCGGACCCTTGCGCTACGCCAAGCGGGCGCGGAGGAGGCCTTGGCGAAGATCTGCATAGGCTTGAGGATAACCGAATGCCACCCCCAGAAGACCAAAAACCCTTAGACTGGGGCCAACCCTGGACCCCGAAGGCCGAAACCGAGCCCGATGAGAAGATCCCGGAGGAAGACGATAAGAAACCCAGGCAAAAACGATCCACCAATATAAGGCGGAGGCACAAAAACACCTACCGCCGAGCATTCAGCGAAACCCAGCTCCTGGATATTTGCGATTTACCTTTTCAGGAAGGCGACAGTTACCACTTCATAACCGGCGGGGATGTGGATGGCCTATCATACCTTAAAATTATACTCCGGCAACAGGACCTTGAATATTGCCTTTTTTCGACATGGTGCATGGCCAGTGAAGATGTTTACCAGATGAGAGACTGGCTTGAATCGGGCAAGATCAAGAAAATGGATGCCTATGTTGGAGAGATCTTTCCGGGCACCTACCGCCTTGAGTATGCCCTTTTAAGGCCGATAATTGAAGCCCATGGAGGCCGGGTAGCAGTATTCCGCAATCATGCCAAGATATTTGCTGGTTACGGAGATAAGTTTTATTTCGGAATTGAGACAAGCGCAAACATCAACACCAATCCAAGAAGTGAGCAAGGCGTAATTACAATAGATAAGGCTATATTTCATTTCTATAAGGATTACTTTGACAAAATCGTTTCTTTTTGTTAAAATAAGATTATGTTAAAAGGCTCAGGTATATATCAGATCGTTAATAACAGGAACGGCAAAATATATGTTGGGAGTGCTGTAGATTTCAATCAGAGATTCCGTATTCACTTGTGCAATCTTAAAAAAGGCAATCATCACAGCATATATTTGCAACAAGCGTGGAATATAGACGGGGCAAAGAATTTTGTTTTTATTATCCTTGAGCATGTGTCCGATAAAAAACAATTATTAATCAGAGAAAATTACTATTTTGAAACAATGAAACCGCAATACAACATGACCCCCATAGCAGGCAGTAGCCTAGGCGTTAAGCATTCCGCAGAAACCCGGCAAAGGGTAAGTGAGTGCCAAAAAGGACATAAGCGATGACTCGGAAAGAAGCACCGACCCGAATCAAAAGAAAAAATGAGCCGGGCGAAAAAAGGAAAAAAACTCGGAGAGACCAACCAGAATTCCAAACTGACAGCACCACAGGTTTTAGAGATCAAAAAACGAATTGCTAATGAGAAAAGAGGTCAGGCCCAAATCGCAAGAGACTATGGGGTAACACCAACCCTGATTACAAATATCAAAAAAGGCAAAACGTGGAGACATATTTAAGGAGGTAAACCATGCGCGGTAGAAAATCAATTCCGAGCAAAATAATAGACATCAGAGGTGGGACCGCTCACACTCATAAAAAACCCCGAGACCAGGAGCCCCAACCCCCCGAGAAAATGCCCTCTTGCCCTAGACACCTGGACAAGGAAGCCCGGAAGGAATGGCGCAGGGCTGGCAAGATCCTCCAGGCGATCGGTCTCATGACCGAACTGGATCGGGCAACTTTGGCGGGCTATTGCCAGGCTTATAGTGAATGGGCTCGGGCAACGATAGAGGTTTCCTCGAAGCGGGGGCCGGTCTGGGCAGACGAGAAAGGGATCCCCCATCTTAACCCATGGCTGAGGGTGGCGAAGGAGGCCTTCGAGCGCATGATGAAAAATGCGGTCCTTCTCGGTCTCAGTCCATCTAGTCGAGCGAGCTTGAAGGTGAGCAAACCAAAGCCTCAAAACAAAGCAGAACAATTCAGGGACAGGAAGAATGGCGAAAGGAGGATAAAATGATAGATGAGAAAATGGAAAAATTCAAGCCCATAATAAAAGAGTTGATTCAATATTATTATGAGACTTATCCATCAGGTGGTTATTGTCATATTGCATTGGATGATGGCAATTTAAGCGATGAAAACCTATTTTTTTGTCAGGAGAAATGTGAGAATAACGAGGATCTTTTGGGATATCTTATCGCCACTGTTCTTCGCCATTTCAGTGAAAAAGAGAGGGAAGATCTATATGATTCTGATTGGTGGGGAATGCGACGACATAAATCATCCAGAAAATGAAACCATAATCAAAAAACCAAAAGTTCAGGGACAGGGAAGGAGCGGTGAAATGAGAGAGATTCAGAAAAAAAAGATCGTAAAAGAATATTGGGATTGCGGCATAGCTGAGCATCGGCATAAAACTAAAGAGATCGCACTTAATTGCATAGAGAAGCGGCGAAAGAGTCGATTGGAATCTATAAATATATCAAAATATAGGACATTGTTTAGAAACGCAACGATATTTGAAAGGCTGGTTGTGAATGGCGAAAGCCGGCAAACGCTCTCAAAAGAGTATGGTCTGACTGAATCATCGATAAGCGAGGTGGTGAGGACTTTTCGTTCATATGGCCTGGTAAAGCGTGGAATTACGACCAGAGACGAAGCGGATCGCACCATATCGGAATGGAAGCAAAATAAAGATGAGGCAAGACAGCTTGCACAGAAAATAAAAAGATACGTAGAGGAGAAACTGAAGGATTATGAAGCGAAAGCCTAAACCAAAACCGCTTCACCCGGTCCCCCAATATGCAACGGATATTGTCAAAGGCAAAATCCCGGCCAACAAATGGGTCATCCTTGCCTGCACCAGACACCTCCAGGACCTGAAGACCGGAAAGAAACGGGGGTTGTATTTCGATGAGGCGGCGGCGGACCATGCTATTTCCTTCTTTCCTGAGTTCCTGAATTTTTATGAAGGGGCTTTCGAGGATCAGCCATTTTTACTTACGCCAAATCAGAAATTCATTATTGGCTCTCTGTTTGGATGGAAACGTAAAAAAGATGGGTTCAGGCGATTCAGAACCGCGTACGTGGAAACCTCGAAGGGGCAAGGAAAAGCGCTTGCCCTTGATACACCCATTCCAACGCCCTCGGGGTGGTTGACCATGGGGAAACTTGAGGTCGGCGATCAGGTATTCGACGAAACCGGGAACCCGTGCTGCGTAACGGGCGCGACCGATGTAATGATCGGCCATGATTGCTTTTCGGTTAAGTTTTCAGATGGGGGTGAGATTGTGGCGGATGCTGATCATGTTTGGAAAACGCATGCTCACGCCTCCGGGAAACTTGCACGGTCAATAAGTGTGGGCGGTAAAACGCTGAGCATATCAGAATGGTCAAGACTTACCGGAGTACCTGTTGGCACCATCTGGGCGAGGATTCACGTTCTTGGGTGGAATGAATGGGAAGCCGTAGGACTTTCGGTTGAAAGCGGAATTGAACGCCGGAGAGTATGGCGGCATGATTACGAGCGGGAGCCGTATAAAAAAGGGTTGAAAAGACGATCCGAAAGCGACGACTACCGGACGACTAGGAAAATATCTGAATCACTACTGGCCACGCCTAACGGCACGAAAAGTCTACACCCGCAAGCCAAATGGAATCACAGGGTTGACATTGCGCATGCTTTGGCCCTCACTGATGCAAACTTGCCGATACCACCTTACACGCTTGGCGTATGGCTAGGAGATGGCGATTCGGACTGTGCGCGGATCACACTTGCATTTTCTGACTGGCAAACCGTAGAGGAAATCAAGAAAGACGGCGTTCCGGTAACTCAACAAACTCCCCACTCGGAAACAACTGCCCGAGTGTCGCTCAGTAATGGGATTAAGTACGGAAGTCCTGCCGAGAAAAATCTAACAGTTAATACTCGACTGCGAACTCTCGACCTTCTGGGAAATAAGCACATACCGCCGATTTATTTACGGGCATCACAATTTCAGCGCCTATCACTTTTACAAGGCATTATGGATACCGACGGTTATGTTGGGTCAAATGGGGATTGTGAAATAACCCTCTGTAATAGGCGATTAGCCTATGATGTGGCTGAACTAATCAGGACGCTCGGATACAAGTGCGTAGTGCGCGAAAGTGATGCCAAACTGAACGGCGCGATAGTGAGCCGTCGCTGGCGAATGGTGTTTAAGGCATACAAGAGCAATCCACCCGTAAGACTCGACCGAAAAAAAGCCAACCTGCCGTCCAAGACATCATCGCGCCCATTGAGTACCGGAAGAATGATCATCGGCTGCGAGCCTGTCCCGTCTGTCCCCGTCCGTTGTATTTCAGTTGATTCACCTTCAGGAATGTATCTTGCCGGGGAAGAAATGATTCCAACCCATAACAGTCCACTTGGCGGTGCAACTGGCCTTTATTGCATGACATTTGACGATGAGTCAGGAGCGGAATGCTTGGATGGTGATACAAAAATTTTATATGCCGACCTAACATGGAGAAAAATAAAAGGCGCGAGGGTTGGTGATACTTTAATAGGAATTACGGAAAACAACTTTATTAAAGAAAACGGGAAAAGGCATAATTACAGAAAACTTTTGTCATCAAAAATTATAGGAGTCGTTTCTCATAAAAAAGAATCTGTCAGGTTAGAATTTGATAACGGAAAATCTATTATCTGCTCGTTAGATCACAGATGGTTATCAAAAAATGTTGGCCCATCAAGAAGAACCGGCTGGAAGAAAACCAGCGATCTCAAAATCGGACACTGCGTAAGATGGTTTTTAGAGCCGTGGGAAATGGATGAAAGCAGAGAAGCTGGATATATAGCAGGAATATTCGACGGTGAAGGATATTTTCATTCTCCCAGAGCAAAGAGAGCGGCTTTTAGAATAGGTTTTTCTCAGAAGCCAGGGTTGGTATGGCAAAGAACCATGAAATATTTAGAAGCCAACAACTATGAGCCTAAGACGAGGCCGACAACAAGCGCACAAAGCGGAGAAATAACCGGAATTGAAAAAGTAATGAGATTTTTAGGAACCATCAGACCAACAAGATTTATAGCACGAAACGGTGAATTATGGGAAAACAAGGCACCAAGCCGGACGGGGTGGAAGAAAATAGTGAGCATAACCCATATTGGAGAAAAAGAATTATTCGATATTGAAACAACAAGTAAAACTTTTATAGCAGAAGGATTTTTTACACATAATTGTTATGTCGCTGCGGTCACCAGAGAACAAGCAGAGATAGCTTTTCGTGATGCCAGGATATTTGCCGAGAAATCCGAGTCCCTCAGAGAGATGTTAATCATTGATAAACACAATATCGCCTACGCAGAGACAAATAGTTTTTTTCGGTCAATTTCTTCTGAGCATAGAGGGCTTGATGGCAAGCGGCCACATTTTGTTTTGATCGATGAAATCCATGAGCACTTCAACGATCTGGTGGTACGCAAGATGAGTGCGGGTATGAAGGGCAGGCGACAGGGGCTGCAATTTGAGATCACAAACGCCGGCTATGACCGCCATTCGATATGTTTTCAGCATCACGAATACACCGAGAAAATACTCGAAGGAATTATTCAAGATGATGCCTGGTTCGGACTGATGACAGGACTTGATGTTTGCCCGAAATGCGCAGATGAAGGTAAAACTATCCCACAGGATGGTTGCCCGGATTGTGACGATTGGCGGGATGAAAATGTATGGATCAAAGCCAATCCAAACATGAATTATCTGGGAGCCCCTTTTATAGATTATCTCCGGCGACAGGTGGAAGAGGCGAAGGCCATGCCGATGCAGGAAAGTCTTGTTAAAAGGCTGAATTTCTGCATTTGGGTAGAGGGAGATATTATATGGATGCCTGCGGAAAAGTGGAACGCCTGCCGAGACGCTTCTCTTAATATTAAAGATTTCATAGGCATACCGTGTTATGCCGGTCTTGATTTGGCAAGTAAAATTGATATTTGTTCCTTAATATTGATTTTTGAATTCGAGAAAGGATTTGCCGTATTCAGTAGGAATTATCTATGTGAAGAAACAATAAAAAATTCCAAAGAGCAGCAGCGTAGGCAATATGAATTATGGGTCAAACAAGGCCACATTATCCAGACCCCCGGTGAAAGGACAGACCAGAAATTTATTGAAGATGACTTGAAGAAAATAAACGAACAGCACCCTATAGTCCAGCTTGCCTTTGATCCTAGAGAGGCCGGTTATATTATTGCCAACGTTATGGAATGGACAAAAGAGGATACCTGTATAGAGATAAATCAAGGACCGGCATTGATGAGTGAACCCATGAAGGAACTTGAAGCCAGGATTGCGGCTAAACAGATTTGGCATAACGGAGACCCGGTATTGGCCTGGATGATATCAAATGTTGTTCTGAAGGAAAGCAGGGGAGGTCCTGTTAAATATTACTATCCTACAAAGAGCAATATCGAAAACAAGATTGATGGGGCTGTGGCACTGATCATGGCCATTGGCCGGGCCATGCTTCACAAGGACACGAAATCGGCTTATGATGGACTCACAGCAGAGGAAATCAAGGCGAGGATGATGATATGAAACGACAACAGTTAATAGACCCTGAATGGCATTGCAGTCGATGCGGTAAGAAATTTGTCCCAATCTGGTGCTTGGCCCAAAACCATATATTGCATAGATAAAACCGGCGGCGGGTAAAACCGTCGCCAAATAAAAAGGAAATATCCACAAAATGATTACTGGCTGGAAGAAAATAACTGAACATACTGGATTTTCTAGGAATACCATTGTTAAATTAATCAAAGAAGAAAACTTTCCCGTCCAATATATTGCCACAAAACCTACTATAACAGACCAGGCCATTAATGAATGGTTTAAAAACCGCCTTCCAAAATCTTCACAAATCACTAAATAAAATCATTGTCAAGTCTTTTTTGAGTTCATAGTTATGTCACCAGGTGTCACCAGGTGTCAAACTGAATTTTTCTGAAAAACCCATGATATAATATCCCCAATTAATTTAATTATTACAATATTTTCATTTAATTGGGGAATTTATGTGAGTTTCTTCGGAAAGATTAAACGATTTTTTGGCCTCAGTCTGACCGATGAGAAGAGTTGGAACCAATCACTTTGGAATCTTTATGGTTCCCAATCCCTATCCGGTGAGATTGTCACTGAGCAGAC